AATTCCTGCTGTACAGTGTGCGGAAGGAGGAATTCTGATGCAGGTCGGAAGGATGAGATACCGCATAGAAATACAGGATTACAAAAGTACACAGGATGCAGACGGGTTTGAAACAAGGGAGTGGATGACAGTCCATACGGTATGGGCAGACATCGCTCCCGTTTCCGGTAAAGAGTATATGGCTTCCAACAAAGAGACTGCAGAAATCACAAATAAAATATACATCCGATTTCGTTCAGGCATTAAATCTACCATGAGAATAAAACATGGGGACAGGATTTTTGAAATTGAGTCCGTGCTTGGAGATAAGCGGAGCGGAATGCTTACCATTATGGCGAGGGAGGTGGCGTGATGGCAAAGATGACATTCAAACTGCCGGAGGAAACCATACGAAAGATGGAAGCACTGGGCAGCCATTATGATGCAGTCACAAGTGCAGTATTGGAAGAAGGTGTGAAGCCTTTGTACGATGCTGCGAAACAGAGCCTTTCTTCCGTTATTGGTCAGGGGACAAAAGAACCATGGGAATCAACAGGTGATTTGTTGGATTCTTTGTCTGTCACGAAGCCTTATCAATCTGCAGATGGAAACTGGAACATAAAGGTGGGCTGTATCGGTTATGACAGAAAAGGAGTACCCAACCCACTGAAAGCAGCTGTTCTGGAACATGGTCGTTCTAATCAGCCAGCCAAGCCGTGGGCGAAGCCGGCCGGCAGAAAGGCGAAGAAAGAATGCATCAAAAAGATGCAGGAAGCATTGGATTCGGAGGTGGAGAAATTATGAGTCTGAACAGCCGAATCATAAAGGCATTAGAACCTATGAAACTGAAAGTGACGGTTTCGGAGCATCCGGTTAATGATGAGGAAGGAAAACCTCAACAACCGGATGCTTTTTTGGTAATCATACCCGGAACGGATGATTTCCCTGTATGTGCAGATGACCGACCAATCGTGGAGACAGAGGAAGTTGAACTGGCACTTTACTGCAAAGGAAATTATCTGAAGATGAGGGATGAGATTACCACAAGACTTCTGGATGCTGACATTACGATTGTATCCAGAAAATATATGGAGTTCGAAAAAGAAACAAAATACCACCATTACATTTTTGAAGTAATGGGAATAAGCGAATAGGAAGGAGGATTTGCCAATGGCAACCATCGGTCTTGATAAATTATTTTATGCGCCCATTACAGAGGATGAAAATGAAGAGGAAACCTATGGTACTCCGGTGCAGCTTGCAAAAGCGATTTCTGTGGAGTTGTCTGTAGAACTTGCAGAAGCAGTGCTGTATGCGGATGACGGAATTGCACAGATCATCAAGGAATTCAATTCCGGCACACTGACACTTGGTGTAGATGACATCGGACTTTCCGCAGCATCAGAACTGACAGGTGCAGAGATTGACAGCAATGGTGTACTGGTTTCTACATCGGAAGATGACGGTAAGCCCGTAGCAGTCGGCTTCAGAGCAAAGAAGGCAAACGGAAAATACCGTTATTTCTGGTTATACCGTGTGAAGTTTGCGGTTCCGGCGACCAATCTGGAAACAAAGGGGGAATCCATCAACTTCCAGACACCAAGCATTGAGGGAACGGTAATGCGTAGAAATAAGGTGGACGGAAAGGGCAGACATCCGTGGAAAGCGGAGGTCAGTGAGGATGATTCCGGTGTAAATACAACAACTATCGGAAACTGGTATAAAGAGGTTTACGAGCCTGCTTATACAGCCGAAGCGTCAAATGTATCGGAGGAGGATGCATAGGAGCCGGGTAACCGGGATTTGAAAGGAGAAGCAGTATGTACAGTATAGAAGATAGAAGTCAGGTTATTACAATCGGTGGTGTGGAACACAAGCTGATTCTAACCACCAAGGCAACAAAGGATATTACCAAGCGGTATGGCGGTTTGGAGAAACTCGGTGACAAGCTGTTGAAGAATGCAACGATGGAGGAATCGTTGGGAGAGGTTATATGGCTGATTGCGTTGCTGGCAAATCAGGAAATCCTCATCCATAATTTACAGCACAGGGATGAACCGAAACCGCTTCTTACAGAAGATGAAATAGAACTTCTTACCAATCCGTATGAACTGGCAGAATATAAGGATGCAATCATGGCAGCAATGTTAAAAGGCACGAAACGTCATGTGGAATCCATGCCGGAGAAAAATGAAAAGGGAAACGTACAGACCGGGCAGAGCCACCAGAAGTGAGCTTTGCCCGGTTCGTGTATATCGGAGTAACACAGTTACGGAAACCGGAAGAGGAAGTGCTTTTGACACCGCTTGGTGAACTTATGGATCAATGGGAACTTCACAAACAGTTTCTTGGAATTGCGAAGCCTAAGAGGGAGGTTTTCATTGAGGATATCATACCGGAAGGCATCTAAGGAGGTGTTTGGATGGCTGAGAGTTTCGGTGTCAAGATGGGAGTTGAGGGCGAGAAGGAGTTTAAAAATGCCCTAAAGGAAATCAACTCCGCTTTCAAGGTGCTTGGTTCAGAAATGAACCTTGTCACATCGCAATTTGATAAAAACGATAAATCCATCCAGTCCTTAAGTGCAAGAAACGGTGTGCTGACAAAGGAGATAGAAGCACAGAAAAATAAGGTGCAGACTTTACAGGCGGCACTTGAAAATGCTTCCTCTTCTTTTGGGGAAGCGGATAGCCGAACCAGAAGCTGGCAGATACAGCTGAACAATGCACAGGCTGATTTGAATAAAATGGAGTCTGAATTGAAAGCCAATGAGGATGCCATTGACAGACTGGGACAAGAGATGGAGGAAGCAGAGGAACAGACGGATGATTTTGCAGAATCACTCTCAGACAGCGGAGATATGGCAGAGGATTCATCCGGTAAGTTCGAAAAGGTCGGTTCTGTTGTCGCAGGAGTCGGCACGGCTATCGCAGCAGCGGCAGCTGCCATAGGTGCTGCCGTGGTGGTAGCAAGTGTGGAACTGATAAAACTGGGTGATGAATATAATAAGGCGGTCAATCAGATATCCGCATCCACGGGAGCAACAGGCACGGAATTGGAAGAACTTGGTGTAATCGCACAGAAGGTCTATACCAATAATTTCGGTGACAGCCTTGAGGATGTAGCAGAGGGATTATCCGTTGTGCAGAAAACAACCGGACTTGTGGGGGATGAGTTACAGAAAGCCACAGAGTCCGGTTTTGCTTTGCGTGATACCTTCGGATATGATCTGCAGGAATCGGCTCGTGCTGCCAATGCACTGATGAAGAACTTTGGTGTGACAGCAGAGGAAGCATATAACATCATTGCAGTCGGCGCACAGAATGGTGCAGACCAGAACGGGGATTTGCTCGATACCTTAAATGAATATTCTGCACAGTATTCCGCATTGGGATTGTCAGCGGATCAGTTCGTTACCGGACTTATTAATGGTGCGGAAGCGGGTGTGTTTTCCATCGATAAAGTCGGTGATGCGGTCAAGGAATTTAACTTAAGGGCAAAGGACGGAAGCAATACAACCATAGAAGCATTTCAGGCACTTGGAATGAACGCTGATGAAATGACGAAACGGTTTGCTGCCGGAGGAGAGAGTGCCGAGGAAGCCTTCTTCGAAGTTGTGAATGCCTTAAATAATATGGATGATCCGATAGCAAAGAACACGGCTGCGGTTAATCTGTTCGGCACACAGTTTGAAGATTTACAGGCAAATGTACTTCCCGTGCTTGCCGGGATGAAAGATGGGGCGGCTGCAAGCTATGATGCCCTGTCGCAAATCAATGAAATAAAATATGCGGATTTGGATTCTGCATTGGAGGGAACGAAACGCTCCATCGAGGGTGTGTTCCTTCCAACGGTAAGCCAGATGTCCGCAGGAATAACAGATGTATTTTCCACATTGGGAAATGCAATCAATGAAGCAAATGGAGATTTCAGTCAGATAAGTGTGGCAATCGGAACAGCCATAGGAGACGTGGCAGCCATTATCACAGAGCAGATGCCGATGTTCCTTGAGTTAGGACTTAATATCGTGACCTCTATCGGAGGTGCGATTCTGGAAAATCTGCCGATTTTGATTGAGTCTGCGACTAATATTGTACTGACCATTCTGAATTCACTGATAGCCGCCCTTCCTCAGATAACCGAGGGAGCTTTGCAGTTGGTGCTGACATTAGTCAACGGAATTCTTGCGAATTTGCCACAGTTGGTCGAGGCTGCGATTCAGATGATTGTCACACTGGCAACCGGAATAGGAGAGGCATTGCCACAGCTGATTCCAACTATAGTTGATGCGGTAGTTTTAATATGCACCACTTTGCTAAACAACATGGATAAAATTCTGGATGCCGCTTTTTCCATCGTTACCGGATTAGCCCAGGGACTTCTGAATGCACTGCCGAAATTGGTGGCTGCTTTGCCTCAGATTATTTCGTCCATCATCAATTTCATAACCACAAATCTGCCTAAGATTATTGAGATGGGTGTTAAATTGGTGGTTCAGCTGGCAGTTGGGTTGGTTAAGGCGATACCACAGTTGGTAGCAAGTTTACCTCAAATCGTGACAGCCATTATTTCCGGTATTGGAAAAGCTGCGACCTCTATTGTGAGTGTCGGAAAGAATATCGTGACAGGACTTTGGAGTGGTGTTTCTTCCATGATTTCGTGGGTAAAAAACAAGATTTCCGGTTTTGTTGGGGATATCGTTGGCGGTATCAAGAGCCTGCTCGGTATCCACTCGCCATCCCGTGTGTTTGCCGGAATTGGTGACAACATGGCCAAAGGTCTCGGTGAGGGCTTTACGGATGAAATGGATAAGGTGTCAAAGGATATTAACAATGCCATTCCTACAGACTTTGATGTAGATGCAAGAGTGGGAGCGAATACACAGACTTCCGGTTCGGGAAGTGGTGGAACGGTGATTACTTATACCGGTCCGCTTGTGAGTGTGGCACAGATGGTAGTACGAAGTGAGGATGATATCCGAAAGGTATCACAGGGATTATATAACCTGATGCAGTCGGGAACGAGGGCACAGGGAATTATACCAATCACCTAAGAAGGAGGAGAAGCATGGGATTTTCATTTCAGGGAATTCATTCAAAGGAAAAAAAGCTGAAAGCAAGAATTACGGGATATCCTATGCTTCCGGCTTTCAGAAATAATACGGAAAGCATACCGGGAAGGTCAGGGATACTGGATTTTGGAATGGAGTATTCCAAGCGTATCATTCCGGTGGAATGTTCCGTGTTCCCGGAGCAGGACTTTTCTGCTCTGGTACATAGAATAGATGAAATTAATGGGTGGCTGAATCCGTACAGAGGGGTTCAGCCATTGATTTTTGATGAGTACCCGGACAGGTATTTTATGGCGAGACTGAATACGGAAATCAGCATGGAAAGGGTATCACGGGCAGCAGGTACGTTTTCTTTGGAGTTTATCTGTCCTAATCCATTCGGTTATGCCGTAGAGGATGAGGTGTTTTCTATCGCAGCAGAGGGCAAGACCACTGTAAACAGACAAAAGGGAAATCTTATATCTGAACCGATTTTTGAATTAAAAGCGGTTATGGACAGCACCTCTTCTTATGTGGATATCGAAGTAAATGGGGAGTTGGTTCGTGTAAAAGGAAAACTTGCGGAGGGAGAAACCTTTGTGCTTGATACGGCAAAACTGAC